TACTTCGGTAGGACATTTAGCAGGTGCTATGGGCAGACCGTTTTGGTTGCCGCTTAATAAGTTTGGACAAGATTGGCGTTGGCTACTTAACAGGAACGATAGTCCTTGGTATGGATCATGCCGTATTTTCCGTCAACCTACAATTGGCAACTGGGACGATCCACTTGAACAAATTCACAATAATTTAAAACTGTTTAAGATTTAAGCAGTATATGAGCCTGAGGCTGTAAATTTAATAATTGTATTTGCTCCGGATGTGGTAACTGTAGGTGAGCCGGTTGTTGTTCCTGAATAAAATGAAGTTGGCACTGACAATATAACTACCCCTGATCCACCGCCAGCACCAAAATATCCACCATCACCTGCGCCGCCGCCGTTTCCTGTATTAGGAGCACCTGCGGAACCATCACCGCCTAGTCCAGTGCCACCTCTCCCTCCGGCTGCATACGTAACGGAAGAGCCTGTAATTGATGAAGCTAACCCAGCACCAGCGGTTGGTTTACCACCTCCACCACCTGCTCCGCCTCCACCACCTGCGCCGCCTCCATCACCGCCTCCACCTGCATTTCCTTGCCCAGCAATCCCGTTACCGCCTGAATATGGCCCGCCTATTGCGCCACCACCACCAGATCCACCACTGCTACCATTATTTGCAGTTCCGCCGTTACCTCCTGCAGTTGATGTCAATCCAAACGCTGTGCTATTTCCTCCGCCGCCGCCAACAATAAATGTGTATACTGTACTAGGCAATAATGTTGTTGATCCAGTTAACATACCGCCTGCACCACCTCCTCCTCCATTATTAGTGCCCCCACTACCACCTCCAGCGACGACTAAATAGCTAACTGTATATGAATAAGGAGGGCCACCAACTAATGTGGTACCTGCTGGTCCTATTCCAAATGCTACACCTGGTCCGATTGATATTGGCATGATGCTTCCTAAAGTCTTTTATTATTGTAATAATTATGATACGGTCGATGCTACAGTAACCGCGCCCCAGGTATTGGCAATATAGTTAGTTTCCGGGGGATAGTAAGTAACCACAGTCGCCGGTGCTGATCCGAAACTAATTCCAGTTGTTGCACTACCACCTGATATCGCACTTCCGTTGGGATCACCATTGTCATACCACGTGGAAGTTAATGTTAATACTCCGCCACTTACAACAGCACTAACATCAACATAATTGGCAGAGTAAGCTGTACCGTTGTCAAATTGTTTGTATAATACAGTAGGGCTAGATGTCAGTTGGGCAAATCCTGTGCTGGTGGCTAGAGTTGTTGGGGTACCTGTACCACCAATTAATGTGGTGCCAGTATAATTTGTACCGGATAAGGTTTTGCTTGCGCCTGTACTGGTTAGATAAACAGTACCACATACGGTATTGACAAAACTATTCCATTCTGTGTCGGTCGTAGTACCTGTTGACGTTTTGCTAAATTGAATTTTTATCATTCCCCCGGCATTGAAGAAATATGTGGCGGCTGTTGTGTTGGCAAAAGTTACTGTATTAGTAAATGTAATTGTCCAGGCATTTGTTCCTGTACCGGTACCTGTTGTCTTACTGGCAGTACCAGTCCAACCGGTAAACTGTGTTCCTTGCGCATATGCATTGGCTCTATTGGTGTAACAGCTACCGATATCAGCTGCAATGTTGGCCAGTATATTAATTTGTCCACCTGCTACAGGATTGGTTCTGGATGTAATCACTGTATTTTGGTGGTTGGCCATGGCGCTAATTGTAGAATTCAATGAGGCCCATTGTGTTGCTGTTACTGTGGCACCTACCGACAAAGTTGCTAACGCTGTTTGCCCGTATGCCGAATTCCATGTAGCATTGACGTTGCCGCCCGATGTGGTTGATACAAACCCGTTATAATCTGTGGCTTGTACTTGTCCACCCAATGAATAAGTCATTTTCGTTCCTTGTTAGTATCGTTTATTTAGTGCTGATGTGTGATGATCTTTTGGATAATAGTATTTATATTAAAAGTCAACAAAAAAGCACCTTGCGGTGCTTTTTTACAGTTATCACCGTGCCAACATCGGCGTAGGTTAAGGTTTGAGTTTACACTTGTCTCCGTGCCAACGAGTGTACATACTCACACTTGAGGTCTTTCCGCAATGTTCACAGGACTTTTTCATCTGACTTGGATGTGTGCCAGCCGCCAGTCTGCGTTGGTTGCTATCGCCGCCCAAAAAGTTGTGTGTACCCGCTGCGATGCGTTTATTGTTTAACTCTGAACCTAAAAAGTTATGCCGACCTTCTTCGACAAGTCGCTTGTTTAATTTGCCACCAGCATTAGGCGATTTGCCGTTTTGCCAGTGATGAATACCCTGTTCGCTACGCCAGATACTGGGATTGTTTGTGTAATTTATATGTGTTTTTCTTTCTAATGCTTTTTTAACACAACTACCGTCTTTATTTGGATTATCTCGTTTGAAGATGTGCTCTCCAGTATCTATTAAAGTATTTTGTATTTCTGAAAATACTTTATGGAATTCATCTGGACGTTTATGTGACCAATGATTATCTCCTTTAAATTTATCTACTACTTCTGCACGTTTCATAGGATTAGCATCACCTGTCGGCGCACCTGTGCTTGTATTACTCATATTCATACAGTTAGGTTTACAGTAATGTTCGGTTAGATACTGTTGTTCCAATAATATTAAAGATTCTTCGCTATCTGCATATTCGATTATTTCTCTGGTGATAGACGATTTATCTTTTATGGATCTAGGCCAACGTCCGGATCCAATGTAGCCGTCATCAACATTATCGGTACTGTGTCGACCGATGTAATATTTTCCGTTCTTGTGTGTTGTTTTGTAGATAAAATGTTTCATATAGTTATTTATGTAATCCGCAGCATTACTAAAATAACATAGTTCGAATTAAAAGTCAACAAAAAAGGCACATCGCTGTGCCTCTCTTGTCTTCCCATCCCTGAGAATTTTATAACAAATAGATGTTGTACAGAACTTGTCTTTTTCCTATGAAAAGCTCAGATTTTGCACGGCTATTTCTCCAACGTAGTCGGCGGCATTCCCGAATGAGCTGGCCGTGTTAGTGAGCTCCACAAACCCGTAACGTGTCATAAATGATACGACTGGTTCGAATGTGCTTGGATCCAACACAACGCCAGAACTCATCAGCGGAATGTATGGGCAATAGAACGCAGCGGCATCAGCCTCTGACGAACCTTTGTAACCAACCAATACTGATTGTGTATCTGGAGCATAGCTGTTTACGAATACACGTAATGAACCATTTAATGTACCAACAAACTTAGTGTTTGTAGGAGCTTCAAATGTTCCTTCTGTTGTACGAGCAAAAGCTGATGTTGTTGCAGATTGTAGTACTGTTAAAGCAGCACTTGAAACAACGGCCCAGTTACCAGCGCCACGACGTGTGCGTTGGGCGATCAAGTTAGCAACACGATTGATCAGAACAGCTAAAGCAGCGTGTTCATCACCAACGAATGTAGCAGTACCTGATACTGTAGCTTGGTTGTATGTGTACTCTGTAGCAGCCAATGAGCTTAACGATAAGAGAATTTCTTGATCGATTTCAGCTGTGATCTCTTGAGCTAAAGCAGCCATAATTTCTGCTTCAACGTCAATGCCATGCATAGCTTGAGCATCTTGTGCTGATTCAAATGTCCAACGAGCTTGTAACTTACGTGTCTTAGCTTCAACAGCTTGTTTCAAGATCTGGATACTGATTTGCTTACCGCCAGTACCTTCCATTGTAGCTGTATTGTTACCGGTATAAGCAGTAGCAGTAGTAGTACCTTGTGGAACTGTTGAGTAAGCTGTAGCAATGGTGAATGGGCTTAACGCTTCTTGACCAGCTGTTACGCTTGTTGCAGCTAAACTGTTGTCAGTCAATGACTGCGCATAACGTACACGTAATGTATGGATCTGTGATACAGGTCCAGTCATTGGTTGTACACCAACCAACTCGTTAGCGATAACGGTTGGCATTACACGTCGAATAACTGGCAGAATTACACGGTTTAATGTAGCAATGTTGCCTGACGCTGTCGAACCCGATGTTGCATTTTCTTTCAAATACTTACGGGTGTTTTCGAGGATTACAGACATCGAATTGCGCTTTGAGCCGCCTAGGCCTTCTAGCAACGCATCTTTTGTCTCGCCCCAACGGCTTTCTAATAATGCTTGTGACATTTAAGTCTCCTTTTTTCTTTTTACAGCCCTGCCAACCGCTTAAGATCAATGACGTTGCTGTCGCTTTCGTCTTCTTGCTCTTGGACACGGGCAGATTTATCGCCAGTTGCTTCAGTTAATCTTTGGGTGTTAGCTGGTTGAGCAGCTTTTGCCGAACGATTTTCTAAAACGGCTGGTAGATACTTTTCAAAAGCTGACTTCAAACGACTTGTTTGAACGCTTTCAAGTAAATTACGCATAACTTCTTGCTTTTCTTCATTTAAAGGATTAAGCAATTCTTCCATAGTACGTGTACGTACATTGGATTCTTTTAGGATGCGTACTTCACGTTCCTTGGATTCGACTAAGACAGTTGCTTTCTTAGCGAATTTGATGGCTTCGGCAATCTTTTGATCTTTGAATGCAATCATATCATGCAGTTTACGAACTTCTGCTTTCTCATTTAAGTGAGTAGCACCAAATTCTGCTGAGTATGCTTCAAAAATACGACGACCAAAATTGTTCTCGCGAGCAACTTGGATGTCTTCTTTCAATTGGCCGAGTTCAGCCTTGAGATGCCGGGATACAGAGCGTGACATTTTTTCAGCAGATTCTTTTACGAAACGATGCTTTAGTGATTCTAATTGATGACGTGCGTTTTGAACTAGGCGAACCTTAGTTTCAACTACATCACGTTTATCTTCTTGGAATTCACGGATTTCACGTGCCAACGCATGAACGATAAAGCCTTCCAACTTTTGTAGGCCCTCATTATGTGTTTTGCGATCTTTACGCAGCTCGCCAATTTCTTCCGCTAATTTAGACACCATGAAGTTGTTAAACTTGTTAGTGTCTTCTTTAATTTTGCGTTGGAATTTAACGCGATCTTCAGCAATAGCAGCTTTTTCTGCTTTTAACTGTTGAACTTCTGCGATAAGACTTTCTGATACCATGCGATCTAGGGCTTCCACCATCACTTGTTTGTCATGCTCGTAGCGTTGTGCAAACTCTTCGCGGAGTTCTGCACGGGCTTGTTCCTTGGCTTCAACAATTCTGGCTTCCCAGGCTTCGTTGATTTCTGCTTTCGCTTCCTCAGTTACAAACTCGCTATCTAGTAACGGTTTCAATGCGTCTAGCATATTATTTTCCTTCGATCTTCAGACCACGTATTAAGCGAATTACTTCACTTGATACGTATTTCTGTGCTTTGTTGCTTTTAGCCGGATCCTTGAACATTTCCAATAGCCGTTGACCGCCGGCATGATTTAACAAGCCTTCGTAAATTGCTTTTGGATATGCATTTGGAGCACTTGGCTGGGCAACTACATCAACAGTGACGATTTCAAAATCACTGACATGTCCGTTGTGGTCGTTGACATTTCCTGATCCACGACTACTAACCCCTAGTTTAACGCCCGAGTCCAACATGGTTTTAACCAGTTGTCCCATGGGAGTTGGTAATATCTTTAACTTGCCATAACCGCAAGGACCTTCCATCCACATACCTTCAATCATATGTGATACACGATCTAAATTAATTTTCAAATCATCTGGGTGATCTACTTCACCTAGTACAGAATGACCTGATTTAATTTGTTCGTTGATGGTGTCTACTGCATTGGCTATTTCGTTGACAGGATATACACGTTCATTGGCGTTTCTTACGCCGCCCTCAATACAAATACCCTTCATGTAAAGAGTTTTGCCGCCATCTTTGGCTTCCTCAGTTTCGAGGACTACTCGAGCCTGAGTGAAGCTTAGATGTTCTTTGAGATATGTGTTACGAGCCATATCTATCTATTAACCTTTTGGAAAAGGTGTTTTTGTATTAACGCCAGTTGCCTGGGCTAAATGTGGCTTAGGTGCTGGGGCTAATTTAGAATTTGCTCCACCCTTTGCCGGCGTGTTTTTAAACTTTCCTGCACCTGGTAAATCACCACGGCCTTTGTCAGCATAGCTGGTTGGGGCACGATAAGCTGCTGTACCATCTGGATTTGATTCAGCGGCTACATTGCGTACTGGCTTACCCTGCATACCGTGTGCGCCTGAGTTAAATGTTGTTGGCGATCTGTGATTAGCACCGTTGTCACCGTGTTTTGGTGGAGCAACTTTGTCTAAACTAACATTTTCCATCATACCCATGCCGCCTTCTTCATCATCAAATTC